GGACACCACAGAGGCGCAAGCAGTGGTGGCTTTGGCAGAAGATGGAGATGTAGAAGAGGAAAATCTTCAATATTCTGGTGTTGCTGCCTTTGTTGAAGATCAATTTCGTAAGTCCAAGGACGCTCGGCAGACGGAAGAAGAGCGTTGGCTAACGGCGTATCGCAATTATCGGGGTGTTTATGGCCCTGAATTGCAATTTACCGATACTGAGAAGTCCAAAGCATTCATCAAGATCACCAAGACGAAGGTTTTGGCCGCTTTTGCACAAATCGTTGATGTTTTGTACGCCGGCTCCAAGTTTCCGATTAGTATTGAGCCCCGAAATTTCCCGGCAAACGTTGCAGATGCCGTAAATTACGATCCAGAGGCACTTTCAGACGAAAAAGTCCAAGAAAAGACCGGTACTGATTATAAAGTTCCTCGCACAATTGCTCGGCCTGAAATTGCAAAGGATTTGGGCGTATACAAAGAGCGGCTACAGCCTGTTGAAGACAGTTTGGAGCTTGGCGCTGGAATAACGCAATCATCAATCACATTTGAGCCCGCAAAAAGAGCCGCTCAGTTGATGGAACGGAAGATGCAAGACCAGCTTGAAGAAACTCAGGCGTCGAAACATCTCAGATCCGTGGCTTTCGAGTGCAGTCTGTTCGGTACTGGCATTATGAAAGGCCCTTTTGCCTTCGATAAAGAATATCCGAACTGGGATAGTGAGGGTAATTACACTCCGACCATGGAAACAATTCCAAAGGTCGAATACGTGAGTATTTGGGATTTTTATCCTGATCCAGATGCCCGAAATATGTCTGAGGCAGAGTTCACGATCCAACGTCACCGTTTAAACCGTACTCAGATGCGAGCGCTGAAACGCCGCCCTCATTTCAGAGATGAAAGCATCGAATTAGCCATCGATTACGGCACAAATTACGTGCGGCAGTATTGGGAAGACAGTTTAGATGAAAGTGGCCTCGTTGATAGCATCGATCGCTACGAGGTTTTGGAATACTGGGGCGTTTTGGATGCAGAATTAGCAGACGAAGCTGATTTTGAAATCCCGCCTGAGTTGGAAGATCAAGATCAAATTCAGGTCAATATCTGGGTTTGCGCTGGGCAAATTTTGCGGCTTGTGCTCAACCCGTTCACCCCAACGAGGGTTCCATATTGTGCCGTGCCTTACGAGCTTAATCCATACTCGCTTTTTGGCATTGGCGTGGCCGAAAATATGGAAGATTCCCAACTGCTCGCTAATGGCTTTATCCGGATGGCGGTGGACAATGCTGCATTAAGCGGCAACCTAATTTTTGAGATTGATGAAACCAATCTCACGCCCGGGCAAGACATGACCATATACCCCGGCAAAATCTTTCGCAGAATGGCGGGGGCGCCTGGTCAAAGCATCTTTTCCACATCACCGAAGAACACTTCTCAAGAGAATTTGATGATGTTCGACAAAGTCCGTCAGTTAGCGGATGAATCTACCGGCATTCCCTCGTATTCCCACGGCTCAGGCGCAGTAGGCGGCATCGGGCGTACTGCTTCAGGCATGAGCATGATGCTAGGCGCTAGTGCTCAAAATATTAAAGCCGTGGTTCGTAATATTGACGACTATTTGTTGGCGCCGCTGGGCAAGGCTCTGTTCGCTTTCAACATGCAGTTTAATTTTGATGAAGAGTACACAAAAGGTGATTTAGAGGTTCGTGCCCGGGGCACTGAAAGCCTCATGCGTAATGAGATCCGCAGTCAGCGTTTGATCCAGTTTATGCAGATGGCGCAGAACCCTGCCATGCAGCCATTTGTGAAGTATGATTACATTCTGCGTGAGATTGCTGCGTCGATGGATTTAGACGAAGACAAGATCTTAAACGACCCAAGAGAAGCCGTAATACAGGCCAAAATGATGGCTGAAATTCAAAGCATGGCGCCACAGCCTCAAGGCGCTCCACAGCAGCCCCAGGGCGGCGCTCCAAGCGTCGAAGATCCAACCGGCAGTGGTGGTGGCAACATCGGGCCAGGAAACGCTCCAGAGCCCGGAACAGACGGATTTACCGGTGCCGGCGGGGGCGCAAATGGTGGCAATTTACCACCTCAAGCGCAGGGCAATACAGGAATGTTACCGAACTAATGGAAAAAGAATTTTTTCGCACTCTGCTGCCTCTAGTAAATGACAAATCTGCAATGAAATTGTTGGAGAATTACGCAAAAGCTCGAATAGAAATCCGAAGGGATCAACTGGAGCACACCCTCAATGCAGAGCGGTTTCGTGAAGGGCAAGGCGCTTTAGCTGAGTTGCGCAGATTGCTCACGCTCGCTGACGAAGTTCGTGCTGGAGCAAAGTAATGCCAACAAATTCCGAAGCTCGCAAAGGTATCAAAACCGAAGAAGGCGCACTGATGGCAGACAAAGCTTTCCAATTGGATCGCAGTGCTGCCGATCTGAATGAAGATGGAACTGTGAGTGCCTACGAGAAAGTAAAAGGTGAAGCCATGCAAAAAGCAAAAACCGATGAAATGCCTAAAATGTATCACGGTGGAATGCCCTGCGGGATGATGAGTGAAGAACTACCGCTTGGGTCAACCGAGAACGAAGTGGCCGATGACATCACGGCCATGATCTCTGAAAACGAATATGTTTTGGATGCCCGTACCGTGAAATGGCACGGCCTGAAACACATCATGGAAATGCAACAAGAGGCCGATATGGGGCTGATGTCGATGTACGACATGGGTCTGATCGTTGAGGTGGATCGTGAGACGGAAGAACCCGATAGCGAAAGCGCTAAGGACGCCGAAGTTTCGGCCGAGGGTGATACCGAACAAGAAGAAACCGAAGAGACAATCGAAACACCTGAAGGCAATGAAATTGAAGTGGCTGGAATAGAAACTGATTATGTCGAGCCAGTTCTTGAGGAAACCGATGAATACCTCGCCAATGATTATGGCAAAACATCGGAATACGGCACGATGACCAAACAGAAGTTTGCATTCATCGTTTAATTAATGGGCAACCCGCATTGCGGCCCCCGAGGAATATCTAACATGGCAAAATATAGACGGGCTGTAGAGCCTGAAGAAGATGTAATTGAGACTGCTGAAAAGCAGCAAGTAGAGGCGCAGCCTTTAGATGCAGAAGAAGAAACTTTTAAAAAGCGTTATGGTGATCTTCGACGTCATACGCAGCAGCTTCTGCAGCAAAAAGATGAAGAACTGGCTAAGGTTGCAGCACAGCTTGAAACCGCAGCAAAAGGCCAAATTCGTTTTCCAAAAACTGATGAGGAAATCGAGCAGTGGTCAAAAAAATATCCCGATGTCGCCCGCATCGTGGATACAATTGCTCGCAAAAGGGCGAACGAAGCTTTAGAGGAAAATGACAAGCGCCTTGAAGGTTTGCGCAACCTCGAAACAAAGCTCTCTCGCAAAGAAGCGGAGCAGCAATTGTTAAGCTTTCATCCTGACTTTGCAGACATAAGACAGGATCCAGAATTTCACGATTGGGTGGCGCTACAGCCAGCCTTAATTCAGGACGCTTTGTATAAAAACAACACTGATGCAAAAGCGGCCGCCCGTGCCATCGACCTCTATAAAGTCGATACCGGAAAGCGGAAAACTACGAATAAAAAGTCTGCTGCTGAAGCAGTAGGCAGAACATCATCTAGAGCACCGGCGCCCACGGGAAAAATGAGATTTTCCGAAAGCCAAGTTGCTCAGATGAGCGCTAAAGAATTTGAGAAATTTGAAGAAGCCATCATGGAATCCATGCAAAACGGCAGCTTCAATTATGACATGTCTGGCGCCGCCAGATAAGTCCGAGAACTTTGGTTCTCATTAAACTTGGGCCACCGCTTATCGGTCTACCCCAATCCCCCAAACTCAGAAGTTAAATCACTTTAGTCTACCGGTACTGGCTGGCCTGTGAGGCGCAACCTTACACAACCCAGCAGTAAGTACTGCCACTGATTTGGCCCTTCTGACTGTCCGAGCGTTTTCGCTCTGCCATTCATAAGGAGTTTCAAAAATGGCATTCCCATCAGCGGGTGGATACGGAAATTTACCAAACGGTCAATTTTCCAGCATCATCTACTCGAAAAAAACCCAAAACGCCTTTCGTAAGGCAACAGTTGTCGGCGATATTTCAAATTCTGATTATTTCGGCGAAATTGCTGCACAAGGCGACACCGTTAATTTGGCGGCTTAGTAGAGCGATCTACTTTGAAAACTCTGTGAATTGCTGGAACATCTCACTGAGACAATCAGCAGCGAAGCCCAGAAATGGGAACGTTCAACGACCATTCCGAAAGGAAGTAGAGCCAAGCGGCTCGAAGCGCAGAGCATCCCAAGCGGATGATGATATGGTCTGATCTACATGGCGACATGTAGCGGCTCAAAAGAGCGGAGTAAGAACTAGCGATCTTACTTGAACATTCTGCAAAATTATCAAGGAACCTGAAATTTCCGTGTCAGCATATCAGCGTGGCACTCAAATCTCAGCCCAAAATCTTGACGATGAAGACTTCACGCTTGTCGTAGATAAGGCAAACTACTTTGCTTTCAAAATCGACGACATCGAGGAAGCGCACTCTTAATTATGGGAGCTTTTAGGAGTAATCCTAATCGAAAAACTGGGTGAATTGCTGGAACCCCCTAACGTTTAAGTCGAGGGCAATCAGCAGCCAAGCCTCGAAAGAGGAAGGTTCAACGACCATTCCGAAAGGAAGTAGGATCAAGCGATCCGAAGCGCCCAGCCCCTGCTAAGTCAGGGTGATGATATGGTCTTCTCTGCAGGGAAACTTGCAGCAGTTCATTAGAGAACGGACAAGTAATTAGCGACACTTGTTGAAAATATGGCACGTAAACTTCATGCAGCTTGCAACCGATCGTGCGGCTTATCGCCTTGCGGATCAGTACGACCAAGACGTTCTTGGTTATCTGTCAGGTTACAAGCAGTCAGCGCTTCACAGCAATGCTGACACCGTGAACACAACGGCTCGTGGCACCAAAGCAGTGACAACTGCAGACGCCGATGAATTGTTGTCTTCAATGAAGTTGAAAAAAGGTGACTTTGGCAACATCACAACAAGCTCTGCCGGCAATCATTCGATCCCAGTAGCAGCACGTTTGCCAGGCGCCACAGCACTGCCCACTGACACCGTTTCACCGGCTATGATCGTAGCACGGATGGCTCGGCTGTTGGATCAACAACAGGTTGATACACAGGGGCGTTGGCTGGTTCTAGACCCCGTCATGCTAGAGATCCTTCGTGACGAAGATTCTCGCTTATTGCAATCCGATTGGGGTGAGTCAGGCGGCTTGCGCAATGGTCTGGTGCTCAACAACTTCCACGGGTTCCGAGTGTATACAAGCTCGAATCTTCCGAAGGTTGGTACAGGCTCCGGAACCTCTGGTGCAGCGAACCAGAACGCCAACTACGGGGTGATTGTTGCCGGTCACGACAGTGCTGTCGCAACTGCTGAACAGATCAATAAAACGGAAACTTACCGTGATCCTGACAGCTTCGCCGACATCGTTCGTGGCGTCCACGTCTACGGCTCAAAGATCCTTCGCCCTGAAGGCATCGTCACCGCCAAATATAACGCAGCATAGGAGAGATTGTTATGACCCCATCTGGAATCCGTAATATCTCTGTCGAAGTTGCAGCAACAGCTTTGTCAGCCGGTGCAAACACAGTCGTAACGCTTCCTGCGCAAACAGCTATTTTAGCTGCTGGTGTAGAAGTGACTGAGGCGCTGACCGGTGCATCCGCTCTGACTTTTGATCTGGGAACAGGTCTTGATGATGACGCATTTGCATCAGGTTACGCCATGGCCGGTAAGTCTGTTGGAGCAGTAGCTCCGATGGCCGGCGGTATGGCCTACTTTGGTGCCCAAGACACCCTCGACATCACCGTTGATACACTCACAGGCACCGCCACAGGCGGCAAGCTGCGTGTGTGGGCAATGGTCATGGATGTCGATGGCAAAGGTGCCGCCGAAGTCGATCGTGACTACCTAGCATAAAGGCAAGGGGCAGTGGCAATAACACTAACCACTCGGGCTAAGAATGCCGCTTTAGACGGCATTGTAGACGAAATCGACAGTGGGGGATCTACGGGTAATCTGCAGATCCTCGACGCTGGCGGTAATGAGTTAGCGACATTGCCCCTTACCAACCCAGCATTTGGAGCCGCCAGTGATGGCTCCGTTACGGCCAACTCCATCACTACGGACACGACCGTGAATGCTGGCACGGCAACTCAATTCAAAGTTTTCACGTCAGGTGGTTCTGAAGTCTTCCGAGGCACTGTGACGGTCACAAGCGGCGGGGGCGACCTCACGCTAACCAACGTTAACCTTTTCGCAGGAGACACACTCGCTGTTTCCTCTTTCACGCTAACGATTTGAGGAAATAGGAGAAACCCATGAGCCTCTCAAACAGTTTTGAAACACACACTTTAAAATATTTACTGACTTCAGATTCAGTAACACGACCGACTGCTTGGTACGTGGCGCTTTGCACCACAGATCCGACAGATACTGCCCTGGGAACCGAAGTTTCTGGCGGCGGCTATGCCCGTCAGTCAGTTGCCTTTACTGTGTCAGGCAACAACGCTTCCAACACCTCGGCAATCGAGTTTCCCGAAGCAACGGCAAACTATGGCACTGTAGTAGCAGTAATGATCATGCCAGCATCTAGCGGCGGGTCAGCTTCAGACATGATCGTACACGC